TAGACCACTCTCACCCGCCATAACAGTAATGGCTTGTTCCTGCTCACCCAATCTCTCTACGGATGCAGCAGTGGCTTCACCCACATTGAATCTATCGTATTGTTGCTTCAGTCTTCCTCTGAGTTCGTTTACAGTAACGAAGTCGTTAGGGTTTTGGCTAAGTTCCATAACATTTGTTGCTGCGTTCTTTGTTTTTTTACCAATACTTACAACGCCATTGGTTGGATTGATGTACCCGCCTGATGACCTTAGATTGGCAAGACCTTCGGCTTGTTCCATTTCCCAAACCTCACGACCTGAAGATTCGCCATCCTGCCAACGCTTCATCTTTACACTGTACTCATTTTGATACTCTTGAGCAAGGTCAAAGATTTGATTGGTTCCGCTATTTACATTCTGACGTGAAATTAAATAATCTTTAACGTTCAACTGCCCTGACTTGAGCAGTCTATCTTGCATCAATCTAATCTCTTGTGCAGAATTTGCATAGTCCAATGCAAAGGTATTACCCGCATCGTAGTCCCCTGTGGGAGCATTAGCCAAAACCTCACCAAACTCTCTCGATGCTTGGTCAATGGCTGCTTTCTTTTCTTCACGGATACGAGCCTCTTCCAAGAGCATATCCGACATATTCTTGCCGACCTCTGCCCAATTTATTTGGTCTTGTGCGTTCCTTTCTGCGTATTTAAAATAAGTACCTGCCATCTTTTATTCTTTACGGGTTGGTAACTCCAAACCCTGCTTGAGCAAATGGATTCTGATACAAGTCCGTGTACTGCTGATTCATATACAACATCTGTCTCTGCTGAGGTGTAAGTGCCCTATTAAATTGTCTAAATTCTCTACCTGACATTTGACCAATCGCAGTGGGGTCTAATCCAATACCCTGTGCTGATTTTGTATCTACAGTTTCAAATGCATCAACTTGTGATTGGTCAAAAGTCATTTGACTAATTGCCCCTTGTTGTGCTGCTCTGTTTTGTTGGTACAAAGGAATAAACTGAAGTCCTTGCTGAACCATAGAAGTAGCACCTTGAATACCTTGTTGCATTGCTTGTGCTCTGTTGATTGCTGCTTCTCTTGATGCAATTTGAGCACCCTCAACTTCACCCAAGTCAAGTTGTACACCAATATCTCTTAGGCGTGATTCTTCTGCAGCCGTAAGTTTTTCAAGGTCCCTGATTTCTTGAGACATTGCAGCACGAGTTTGCGCCTGTCCTGCCTGTTGAGCCATTTGAACTCTACCTGCCGTGGCTGCTGCACCTCTTGCCTCACCCTCAACACCTGCCTGAAGAGCAGTTGCGCCTTGAGTTAGAAGTGCCTCTCTTTGTAATTCATAAGGTTCTTTTGCAATTGCAAGTTCTTCGTAGACGTTTACCTCAAGTTTCTTTCTTGCCTCTGCCATCATTTCAGCAGCCTTTCTGTCCGCTTGTTCTTGAAGTTTTCTTTGTGTTCTTGCCTGACCAAATGATGCAGCAGTAGAAACACCTGTGGCTGCTAAAGAACCAATTGCTAATGCCGTTGCCGTTGCGATTGCCATATTATAATGCTTTTATCATTTCTGTAGTGTAACTATCTCCTTGCGTATACCCTAATCTTTTGTACACTTCAATTAATGGTTTACTCTTTATCAATGCGTACACATATTTGTGTCCCGACTTTTTGCATATCTCTGTTAACGATTCAATCAAGCCCTCAAGTGCTTGACTTCTCTCAGGTTTTTTTCGGTAATTTTTATTAGAAATTATCCAATCAACCCAAGCAACTCCTGAATTAGTTGTGTAGGTAAATCCTGCACAAATGGGAGTTTCATCATCTAAAACCATCATACCACCCACTCCATTTAGCGGGAGGAAGTCTTTTTTTGGCGGTTCCCACCCCCAATCTTGCCACCAATCAGTCAGAATTTCATCGTAATCAGTGTCTATTAATGGTCTTATTTTTAACGACATACGCTATACAAAGATACAATTTTTAAGGATAAGATTTCATCACCTCAGACTCCACTGCAAACAACTCACTTGGGTTCTGTGCTTTGCCCACAGGAAGTTCTACGGTAAACTGACAATAGTGTCCCAATACCCCGTGAGATTCTGCAATTGGATTCTTGATATACAAGTAGTACGCATCTTGAATCGGGATGGGACCTACCACACCCGGCAGAGTTGTATCGATGTAAATTCTATTTATTCCATTTGGCTTATTCACACTAATTTGTGTGACCTCACCCGCAAACTGCGGGGTATCGTATGGTGGCACTGCAAAATACAAGTAGTCACCAACACTAATGATGCTTCCAATATTAATAGCCAAGCCAAAGTTTATCTCTGCAGAAATAAAAGGAACTTCAACAATAGAAGTGCTACGGGCAATGCCATTCAAAGAACGCAGTTCCCATTCTGATTCATTTGTAGCAGCACCTGTTGGTCCATCGTTTCTAACAAACGCAAACCACGATGCTTCTTTTCTCTCAAACCAATCATCGTCAATATACCCTGTAGTTTGAATGTCTGTGAGTAGAGTGGTTTCCCAAGAATCATCTGACTCTAAGTTGATGGTTTTAAACAACTTGTTCTCAAGAGGTGATTCATTGAATACACTCGTCAATGTAGAGGGGTAGTTTATACCATAGAATTGGTTGTATGTATTGTTTGTATTATGACGATACAAATTACCACCCTTCCAAGTATAGAAAAACTGATTCATACCCATCATAAAATCAGGGTAGAATGAATAGAAAGAGGGAAACCCTTTCACTCCTTCGCTATATGTTATTGTGTAATCTGCCATTATTAATACAATTTAATACTTTTTTGTGTCTTCAAAGACACTTTATGTTATGGTGGACACGCTGCTATGCTTGTAATTACACCATTTACATCTACTGTAATTTCTTTTCTTCCTGATGGTGGGTCAATCGTATAGTCACCCGCAACTACTTTATTTAGACCATACACATCACGAACAAAGAACTCGTTCAATGCAGGTTCACCTGCCGTTCCACCACGATTAGGTACATTATAATAAGTGTTTGCCATAGGTGCAGCGTTACAATCCGCAGGGAACAATCCTGAAGTTAGAACACCTGTCAATTGCACAGGACAATTCACCTCTATATTGAAAGCCGTACCACCACAAGGACCAAACATTTCAACTGTGAAATCTTCAGGCGTAGCCACAGGCTTTGGAATGTAGAGCGTACAATAATCAGGGTCGTTTGCCGTTAGTTGAACGTCACCTGCTGCTCCTGTTACCACACCCGAACTGCCTTGCAGCACAAATGTTGAGCCGTCCCACAAGTATTCGTTTTGACCTGAGTATCCACCGCCACTAAGTGCAGCAGCAATACTACAATCATTTGCAGTTCGTCCTACAAATGTGAAGTGGTTTGGACTTGCCGTACTTGCAAGGAAACCGTATACGGGACTCGTGAGTTCGTTGTAGGTGTTGCTATTGTATTGCACTCTGATACCATCAGGAATGCTGAATGGTTCAAAATAAACAATAGTACAACCTGTACTGTTTCCTGTATTAAAGTCAAGGGTATAAATACCTTGATTACCCGAAGTGTTGATTCCACTACCACAAGGGAATGTACACGATGGGCACGTTTGCACAATACTAAGAATTCCACCTATCTGCTCCCTAACCGATGTACCATCAGCATACCACCCATCAGGTGCTGCAATGGTCATATCAGCGTCTGTAAACACTGCCGTAGCACTCGCTAATGTTGGTCCGTCTATGTAATAACTACCTAATGTTGCCATATCTATTTAATTTATTCTATACATCCACAACTTAATTGTGTTATTGTTACATCGAGTGGAACACCTGTTAACTCCCTTGCACAGAAAATAAACGAACCTCCGCTTTGTGGAATAATTACTGTGGTGGGGGTTCCATCACAATCAATGTAATCAACTGTCTCTTCTACTGTATTGTTGTTTGTAGCTTGAACGGTAAAGCAAACAGGGGCAGCATTACAATCCGTAACCAACGGCTCTACCGTATAAGGACTAATCGTCACAGGGTCAGAAGTGTAAGAAACAACTTGCCAATTGCAACGCTGAGGGTCTGCATTATCAGAGATAAAGTCACCAATGACTGCTCCGCCACCTGCAAAATCAATTACCTCTTCATTAACGATTCCATCAATTCTACACTGTCTTATCAAAAGGTTGCTTGGACAAGTACAAGAAAGAAATGCTATACCTGTACCCGCTACTTTTTGAATCTGCGTTGCACACACATCAAATGTTCCTCCATTTTCAATTAGTGGTGTAGTCTGTGGAAGCCCATCACAATCGTTGTAATCTATCGTTAACGGAGCACCGCTAAAGTTTGAAAGTCTGTAGTAGTTACAGACTTGAGTACAATCAGTAACATCTGTTTCAACCGCATTCAATAAATCTGTTATTGGGTCTTGAGTTTGATACAACACCTCGTATCTACAAGCAGGGTCACTATTAAGAGACACAAAATCTCCTGTAGTAATTAATCCTGCACCGTCAATTACTTCTTGTGCAGTAACGCCATCATCATCACATCTTTCAACTACCCAAGTATCGCCACAAGCACAATCTAACAACGTAAGAGTGATACCCGCATCAAGACTCTCTACCTCTCTCAAGCAAACAGTAGTGCTTTCTCCTGTTTCTAACGGTATGATTACACTATCAGGATAGCCACACGGTATAATCTGTGCTTCTTGTTTTGGTATTGCTGAAGACTCAATTAAGTACATCAAACAAACATCATTACAATCTGTGATGTCTCCTCTAATTGTCGTCAAAGACGCAGTAGATGGCTCTTCACTCAATGCCGCTACTTGATACACACATCCGGGGTCAGTGTCAATTTCTACGAATTGTCCTACTGATACTCCAAGATTGTTTTCAGAAATGACACTTACTACAGGTGCAGATGGGTCGTGCTGACATTTTTCTAATAGCAATTGAGTTGATGCACAATTACAACAAGCATCGAACTCATCAATAGTTGAGTAACACAAGTCGGCTCCTGTAGCGTTTCTGTAGTTGTAAATAAAGTACAGATATTGGTCGTTACTTGTTGGCATTGTAAACGCAGCCTCGTAAGTAGGTGCGCCACCCGTAATTGGTGTTGCGTCACTTGCCGCAACCAACAATGCTGCCATATTAGCAGGAGTGTTGTTGTACAATGTAGCCGACCTTAGATACTTAAATCCATCGGTTGAAGGATTAAATACAAAGTCATCAATAGGCGCAATCTTATTCGAAATAATCGAAATGACTGCACCATCAGCAGGGATGAATCCTGCACCTTGAGGTCCTGAAATCACATCGTATTGAGACACAAGTGGGTTCGTTGTTCCTGATACCAATTCAACAGGTGCTGAATGTAATGGAGAAATGTATGCCCCATCCACCCATCTGTACTCGTTGTGGATGAATTGACCTGCTTCATTATCGTTAGAGAAACAAACCTGAATAATGGTAATGGTTTGTGCTTCAGGACAATTTACGGTAATCTGAACTTCAGCAGTTCCCAAAGTGGTAACATTGATGTCTATTGTGTCTACACTAACGGTGTCTTTGTCAACAAGGACACTGCCCGACAATCCTGAGCCTACATATGCAGTGGCATTGTAAGTTGCCGTTACCGTAACTGCATCTCCTGATATAACATTAAACTGTACCTCTGTTTCTCCAACAAGGTATCCTACATCTACACAGAAATCAGACGAGTCCGCAGAGGTCACAAACAATGTTCTTGAAATACCACATTCAATACATTCTGTAATTGATGGTAGCAGTTCATCATTTGAACTCAAAACAAACTCATTCATATACGGGTCATACCCACCAAGTTTCTGAGTATTAAAGGATTCAAGGAACAAGTCTCTAAACCAAGAACGCATCCCTGCTTCAGAGATGACACTTAGTTGTTCGTTTTGTCCTGCCGTTCCTTTTAGTTGGATTACCGCACCTCGTTTAGCATCGGTAAAGAACTTATCGTATCCCCACTTTGCATAACTCTCAGGATGGAAACTGATTCCATATTCTTCGGTTCTTGCAACCTGAGTACCCAACACTTGTGGAACCGATGCTACCGTGCTTTCCCCTGTAGAGTCTGTAAGTAAATTCTTACCCGCCAATACAAAAGAAATCTTGTCTTCTTGTAGCGTAAGAATATCTGTCTCTCTACCATCAAGTTTGTAAACAGGACCGTAACTGTCTTCCAATGGCTTAAAGTTTAGTAAGCCAAGGTTGAACTCGTTTAGTTTGTTTACGTTACTCTCATCGTTGTATACACCGCTATAGGTGAGGTCAGCAAATCTTCTAATCTCTCCGTAGTCTTGAGCAGAAGTAGTGGTAACCCTGTTACCCAACAACAACTCTTTGGTATCTACAAAGTCTCTAATCTGATAACTCTCTACTCCATTACCAAATGCATAGCAGTTAAAGAACTGCGTATCCACAATAGCAGGAGTAGAGCCTGTTTGGTTTTGCACATTTCCTTCGTGGTATCCTGTAGCGGTATCGATAGGGTATGATACTGAAGATTCATACCACACATCAGGAGCAGCGTCTTGAGGTTCTGTTTCAAATACCATTAAAGCGGTACTTCTGACAACCTCAATAGATACTTTTAAAGTGGTCTTTTTCTTTTTTCCGCTATACCCTTCGGAACTTCTCACACCGAACTGAGTTCTACCTCCGAAGGTTCTAAAGAAAGAAGAGATTTTATCCGCGCCACAAGATTGGAAACCACCATTCAATACATTGTTATAATTAGGTCCTGTAACACCTGTACCATCGGTAATTGCTTGTGCTTCTAATGCCGCGGCGATATTGTCGCCATCAAACCAATCCTTAAAATTGGCATACTCTTGAGATGCCGTAAATGTAGCATCAACAAACCATTTCTTTGGAGGCACATTGCCTAAAAATGAATCTAAATTTCCTCGTCTAAAGTTGTCTATAACTATGGTAATACGAGAACCCGCAGGTATCGTATAATCAATATAGGTTCCGGGGGTGGCAGGGTCTTCTCTATCTACATAATAGAATACATCTCTACAACCGCTTCCTGAACTACTTACTTCTCCATAGTTTACAACAGGCAAGTCACCTACTGTTGTGGCAAATTGCGTGGCTCTAATTTTCATATACACCCCCGCAGGTACAGGAATCTCTACTCCTGTAGCGTCCACAGGGCGTGGGTCCAAGAAGTCTGATGACTGCGCTTTCTTTTCTAATACCGATGCATAAGCACACCGTGGAAGTGCTCCGTTCGTATCTGCCTTAACAATAAGCAAATCACCCTCTTCAACCTTTCTTGAGTTCTGCCCTTCAAGTAGGAAATAATCCGCACTTGATGTGGGGTCCCTAAAGAATAGAGAACTGTAAACGGTAAAGTAATTTTCTTTATCTGCTTTTACCGCAAATTTGTATCGTGTTGCCCAACTTGGTGCAAGTTGAGTAGTCGGTATAGTTACCCTGATGTTATTTGCTACATCAGATAAACTACAAGGAACGTGAACAGTATTATTCTCACTTACCAAAGCCGTAGTAGCACGATTAAACTCGTCCATATAGATGATACCTACCTCGTAACTTCTATTAGTATGCAAACTTTTAGGGTCGCCTAAACTTTGATATGATGCAGACACAAAAGTGGTGCTATAGTATTCGTATGCCCATTGCGTAATTGCCAATGGGTCATCTACATACCTCATAAATGGCAATTGGAACCCTATCTCTGTAGATGCGGGTGACGTAATGATTGCAATAGGCTCGTTTGGAGCGTTAATTCCTGACTCAAATTTTTCAAGCGCATCCAATGTAGTTGGCACAGAACAATTAAACAGGTCTGTTAATGTTGTTCCTACACCACAATTTGCAACCGTTTGAATATTTGCAATAGTGCCTATTTTTTCAGTAAAATCTACACTTGTTGCAAGGTCATATGGACTTGCAAAATCTTGATTCAAGATGTACTGAAAGTTTATCTCTGTCTCTGCAGTAGTAGCAGCCGGTGGGTTTGGTCCTGTAAAGTTGAAGTGTTTAAATCGAAATTGAATATCAATAACTGCTCCTGCAACTAAGCCAATACCATTAAAATCAAGAGAAAATATTCCATTGACCACCGTGTTTACACCATCAACATTATAAGTACCATCAGATGCTGAATCAGGAACTGCCTCTAATCCAATTGCCTTTGATACAAGTTCTGTGGTGTATTCAAGTTTTGTTGGGAATCCCCCAAGAGTTATAATATCGTACTGCTCCAAATAGTTACCATACACCAATCTATTGCCCATCATTGTTTGAGCCTTAGCGAGTCTTGGCACATTATCGTATAGCCTAAGAATCTCACTCTCAGGAAGCACGGTAAATATTTTACTATTACTGAATGTGTAGGTGTAGTTGGTATTATTTAAAAGACCTAAATCATCTTTGTTTAGTTTCTCAATAACACGAATACTTCCTGTTTGCATATCCTTCCAAAGAAGGTCAATTCCTTTCACAAGAGGACCGCCTGAGTTATAGGTTAGGGTTGAAACATTTGTGATGTTAAGCATCCCCGTATTACCACCTGTGGCAAAATCATATCTAAAAGCCCCCGGCAAAAACGATGGATTAGAAAACTGAGAGGTTGCTGAATACTCTCCATCTTCATATCTGTATCTATATCCAAAGGATACAAATCGGTCTTCCAAGAAGTTGTTCTGTGAAGCGGTACTGATTGGTGTAACGGTCAAAGAGTTTACAGGTGGTTTCTTGATAACAAGAAGGTCTTCTGCAATAATACCATCTGTTGTGCCTACAGGGTTTGGATAGTTTCTTTTTATATTGATAAATCTTGGAGGATTGTAATCATCCGTCCAAAACAACAACTCATTGTCTACAAGGTTAACACCCGTGATGAGGTATTGTTTGTCAAAATTTAGAACCGTGTCTGTTCCACCGCCATCATTAATACTAATAACGTGATACGTCAGTACATTGGTTTGTACATTCAAAGAAACAACTAAGTCAATTTTTCCTGTTGGCGAAGTAACATATGATGAATCGGTTACAAACCAATAAAGGGTTTCATTTGCCCCATCTTCGTATGCGCCAATACATTTTGCCGCACTCGATAGCGGTACACCGTTGTAAGAAAGAGTAGTAAGTTTAGTATTACCCTTACTATTTTCTACGGAACCAACCTCTGAGTCTTCGGTAGAGCCAAGGCGGACATTGAGTGCATCAACGTACTCTCCATTAGGAACAAGTCTCTCATCGAGACTTTTATTCATCCTACCTAAAACAAAATTTCTTGACGTATTTGCCATATTACTTTAACCATTTATCCTTCCCTCTCATATTCATCAAGAGTCTTCCGGGATGTATGTTGCTTAATCTAATTTTAGCATTTCTCAAAAGAGCACCTTTACGTTTTCTTGCTCTATTGATGATATACTCTTGGACTCCCAACTTTGAGTTCAAAATGGTGTATTCAATATATGCGTACACATAATCTTCAAACAGTTTATTGACTGTAATTAATGAGTTGTCTCCACCTTCCATTCCATCTGATACATACTCAAGGATACATAACTCGCCTGACATTCCTGAACTAAAATTGATTACACCTGCTTTTTTGTCTATTCTAAAAGTAGGATTGAAGTTGGCAGTCTCTGTGTTCAAACCAAATCTTGCACCAATCTCATAATCAAAGTACCACAAACCACCGTAGTAGTAACCTTCCATTCCATTGAATGGACTACCTTGATTTAGATAGATGCTTTTCTTAGACCCTGTAATTCTGTCGTAATCGATTCCCGAATACTCAGGTTCTAAAATGTTTTTGTCTTCGTCAAACAAAATTCTACAGTCGTTGTCCTGTAGGTATGCTTTGCTCCAATTGGTTTGAATGTTCTCTGTAAGTGGTCTAAGAATACCATCTTTGTACAGGGAGATTCTCACCCAATTCACATAATCGTGTGGCAAAACATATCTGAGTGTGTCACAAACCGACAACTCCAAGATTTTGATTTCCTTGAACGCATCATAGTTGAGTTCTTGGATTGCTCGTTTTGCGTGAAATAAAATCTTATATCTCTCTTCGTTATTGACAAGACTATGATTACCTGCGTACATCAACATAAAATTGTTAACGATGTCCTGCAATGAGACATACTGATAACTCCCCCAATTGGCATCCAATGGAAGGTTACCGTCATTTTCATAGTATTGATATGTAGTTAGGTATGCCATATTCTATTATTTTTCATCCATATCGTTTTTCTGCTCAGCCGCTTGAGCAAACTGAACTGCTGAAATTTCCCTAATAGACATTCCTGCGTACTGCAAAATCTTCAATATTAGTGTTGGCTCATCTTCAAGTGGCAACTCAAAATCCTGATAGTCAGGCTGAGATTGGTCGAATGACGGCTCTCCACCAAGAAGATTCACATATGTCCATTTGGGGTCCCTTGGGTATCTGATATACTGACACTGCACTGCACCCACCGTATTGATACTCACAGGGAACATTGACAATATTGTTGACTCTTGGGTGTACGCAGGGAACATAGTAGATGGTGCGGTCAACATTGAATTGTTAAGCATAGTAATTTTACTATGAGTTACCTTCTCTGCTTCTGTTACAATAGCATCATCATACACCACATACCCTTCACCAAGTACCGTAAAAATATCGGCAGATGTTCCGTCAATGTTTATCAACGTCAAAATGGTTGGAGTTACATTAGAAACAAAAGCAGTTTGATTCGTAGTTGTGTTGCCCACAATATCTCCTACCTGAACCCCTGCTGCTTGAAAATCTGTAGTGGTATCCTGCAGCGTTCCAAGACCTAAAGCATCGTTTGTTCCACTCGCAAGTAGTCTTGTGTACACAAGAACCTTATTCAAGAGAAAGTAGTCATCTCCTGTAGTAAGTTGGTTAGGGACAAAGAACCTATTTGAATTGCTATGATACAAAAAGTTGGTTACCGAAAAGGTATCAATAACTTCTTCGTATTGCTTCTTAATATCGGCAAACCCCGTGCCCGACTGACGGGCATTCTCTTTGTTTATTTGGTAATTGTACTGATAGAAATAGTCCTCGAAAATATCCATCTGAGCCTGTTTTGCAAACAGGTTGAAATCAGACGGTGATATGTAGCCGTAATTGTTTTTATTCAGTACAGATAATACCGTATTTCTAACTGAGTTAATCATCTGCAAATTCTTTGATACAAAGATAATCAAAAAAAAAGAGGAGTCTTTTTCAGACCCCTCTTCAACCATAAATCCAAAACAGTATGATAAACTTACAATTGACTCTCAAGGAAAGCCAAAACGTCTACCCCCTCATCAGTTTTAAACCATTCAGTTAGAAATTCAATAGGACTTGCTCCATATGGAATACTAACCATTCGTTTTTTGTTGCCGTCCATATTGAAGTGAACGTCTTTTTTCTTGTTTCGGTATACCAAGAGTTTCTTGTCAAAGAACTGCTGAACAGTAGACTGAAGTTTAATACTTGGGTCTGACAACGCTCTCAAGAATACCGATGGGTTTCTTTTTACAAACACCAAAACATCACGCTTTAGTTCCGCAGTAGTCATCAAACTAACATCTTTATTGAATAGAACTCGACCCATTGTTTCGAGTTGGTCAATGGTAAGGTTTTTAGCCTCAACCAATGCGTCAACCTCAGCAGTAAGAAAATCAACCTCTTCTTGTGCATCTCTGCTCATATCCACCTCAACAAACTTCTTACCATTCAAAGGGTGGTACTCTAAGAATTGTTGTAGTACGGGATTGTTTTTAGGAACACGCAATAGACCATCTTCAAAGACGATTGGCTCGACAATAATGTTACCGTCTTGCTCGTCCTCAAATGGACTCTTTTGGTTTCTTGAATATCTAATTGCTCGGTTGTACCCTTTCTCCTCATCAAAGTAAAGCAAAGGTGCTCTACGAGAGTTTCTTGAAGGGATGATACAAGACAAAGGTGCTCTGTCCCTTGTCAATTTGTAGATTCTGTCTTTCGATTCTAATTTCATTTGATACAATTTAATAGTGTCTTCAAAGACACTGTGATTTAAAATAAAAAAAAGGGGAGGGAGTTTCCCTCCCCTTCTATTGTTTTGCCTTTGGGCTTAGGCTTCGAACAATACGAAGTTGTTAGCACCCATAGTACATACTGCTCTTTCAGACAAGAAGTGTACCTCCATTGCATCCAAGTCAGAAGTGGCTGCACCACCTGCTGAACCTGTAATCCAAGTCTTGTAACGTCTGTCTTCAGTTTCTGAAGCACGGTAACGAACGTGCAAGAATGGTCTCTTAGCGTTCTTACCAAGGATTTGGTCGTACACGCTTGTTGAACCTGCAGGAACCAAAAGACCGTTGATGTGACCTGAAGAAACACCCGTAGCGTTTCCGCCACGCATAGTTGGGTCGTTCAAGTATTTCCAATCAGTCTTGTAGAAGTCATATCCTCTACGGAAGCCTGTAAATCCAAGATTCAAAGCCATATCCACATCGTTGTCAAACAAACCGTAAGAAGTACCATTTGCAGCAGACTGAGCAGCACCGTTAAGTTCTGCCAAGAAGTCATCGATGTCAAAGCCAAACTGTCTGTCAAGGAAGATTACGTTTTCCTCGATAGCACCTTGCTTGTCCAAACGCTGAATGATAGTATCCCAATCTGCAAGAGTTGATGGATTACCACCCGTCCAAAGGTTACCTCTTTGTCCTACAGTGTAGAATACACCTTCAGAACCTTTGTTACCATAAGTTGGGTTAAGACCCGCAGTGGCTACACCTGAATTTGCTTCTGCAGGAACTGCTTCAACCATTGCAGTCTCAAGATAATCGTCAAATCTCAAACGAGTTTCGTGCTCAGATTTCAAATACCAAAGGTATCCTGTTGCTCCGTTCTCAGTGGTTACTTCTACCCAACCGATTTGAGCCATATCAGAACCTGATACTGCGTACTTGTCTTTAATGATGATAGGAGAGTTCTCGAAGATTTCATCGTCAGCCTCAAGAGACCCTTGCATTCCTGTAGTACCTTTCTTGAATTCAGAACCGTAAATGAATACACTTACGTCTGCATTTGCAACACCTGTACCTGCAGTCACAAGACCACCTGCTTCATAGAAAGCAACTGTGAACTGAATTGGTGAAGTAGTCAAGTCAACATCGGTAACGATACCTTTGTTTTCTCCTGTTCCACCATTCTGAATAACAACTACTGTCTGTCCTTCACGAAGTGCGATACCATTACTTGAAGTAAACGCAGGAACACCTGTATCATTCACTTGGAACACTGCTGAATCAGCTGCAGCTGCAGCAGCAGTACCTACATCCGTGTACTTAACGTGCAATCTACCTTGCTCTGCCCATTTGATAAGGTCAGAGTTAGAAGGCAACTCTGCACCTACCATTCTCAAAAACGAACTAATCGTTCTGTTACCATATCTTTCAAATTCTTTCTCGTAGGTATCAGGAAGATACTGATTCAAGAAGTCAAAGTTGGTAATATAGTTACTTGCCAAAGGCACTTGTTGTGCTGAAGGCTGAAGGTCATAACCGGGACCTGAAAAATTTCCTGCCATAATTTCTAAATTTTAAAACTTTTATTTTTTACTTTTTATCCTTAGCCCTTTACCCTCGGAAGGATTAAGTGCCCTAATTTGCAATCCATCCTTACTTCTTGCAACTTCAGGGGTTCTTCGCTCGGACATATTTACATTTTTAATCTTCCTTGCGACATCCTCCGTTGCATCTGATTTACCTTGCTCATAAAAGAACTTGGCAAATCTTTCAGGATTCATTGCGATGGCTAAAGACTTGTGGTAACCCGCAGCATCTTTAATCAACCCTTGGTCATCCAAGAACTTCTTGATGAAGTTGTTAGTGTCCATTTGAGTTTCTTTGATGTCATTGGCATTACCGGGATTATAAGTCAAAGTGGTATCTCCTACTTTGAAGTCAAAACCTTTGAAATCTTGGAACACCTCATTGGTCTTTTTTACGAACCAATCACGTTTTCTTTGAACTTCTTCCTGTTGGGTTTTAGCCGTATTCAAATATTGCTTGTACGCTTCAAGTTCTTCTTGGTCCTCTTTGGAAATACCAACCGTACTTGACTCAAGGGGTTGTTTGTACATTTCCTTTTGTTCCTCAAAAAACTTTTGAGCCTTAGCAACAATTTTCTTTTTCTTCAACTTTATCTTTTTGATGTCGTTCTCTTCATCCAATTCTTCATCGTATGAATAGTCCTCCATCAAAACATCAACATCTTCATTATCAAGGGCCTCCCCTGATGCCAAAAGATATTCTTTCAAAAGTTGGTCTTCGTTCATAGAAGAGAAATCTCGACTTAGTTTCACATAGTCTTCGATGCCTCTTCCTGTTTTCTTTTTATACTCAAAATAAGCAGCCACATCTTCAGGTAACTCTTCACTGTCTTCTCGTTCAGCAAATAGTTGGTCTACAGATGTAATCTCCTTATTGTATCTGTTTTTAATAAATGAAAGAACGCCTTCCTCATTTAACTCTGAGGATGGAGTTTCAATATTTTCTTTTACCTCTACTTCCGAGTTTGGCGTGTTTTCACTTCCGAGTTCGGCAGTTTCAGTATTTTGTTCTTGCTCGTGCTTGTCAAGCAATTCTTGTTCCACTTGTTGTTGAGATTTCTCCTCAACAGATGTAACTTCTCTTACCTTGAATTCCATTTGATTTTATTTTTTACAAAGTTAATAATTAAATTCTGTTTAATTTACCGTGGTGAGAACTCTGCCAAATCAAAGCCATCTAAACTATCTTCATTGGATTCAAAGCTCAAAGGTGGTAAATTATTCTTTCTCTGATTAATCATTTTTGATTGCTCAGAATTCTGCTGACTGATGCGTTTTGACTTAGCAACTTCACGAGCAGACTCTCTTTCATTTAGTGCGTTTTCCTGCATACCGTGTAGTTGTTGATTGTAGTTAAACTCTTCAGCCATCAACTGACTCTTTAGTTGAGCCTCATTGTTCATCTTCTCAATCTCAAACGCTATCTCGGCTTGTTTGAGTTGCATCTTGCCCTGTAGTTCTGCCTGTTGTTTTTGCATCGCAAGTTGAGCAGCCATCTCTTGAGACTTCAAGTTTTGTTGCGCCACCATTGCTTGTTGCTGCATTTGCATCTGCTCTTCTCTATCTTGCTTCTGCTTACGCTTCAACTTCAGCAACTGATTGGCAAGTTTCAGGTTTTTGATTTCCCGAATGTCAATAGCATCCTCAAGGTTAATGTCTCCCTTAGATAATGCCATCTGAATATTCTGCTCAAGTTGCGCTTTCTGCTCTTCATCAGGAGCAACTTCAATAAAGATTCCAAAGTCGTAGATGTACAAATCTGAAATCTCATTAAGGATACTTACATTGTACTTACCAATTTTATTGACAAAATCATCTTTGAAATCTGAATACTCCAAAATGTCAGCAACACGATAGGTCAATGCTTCAGAGATACTTCTGAAAATGTAAAGACTACCATCAAGAATGTGTCTTGTGGCAGTATTTGAATTTAGTGCAGCCAACTTCTGTAATCCAACCAATGAATCAGGGTCAGGAGTTGAAGCATCTCGTGCTTCATTTAGACCTGTCACCGTTCTAATCATATTCAAATAGTGATTGTAGTTGGTGATGAGCATCTGTGTTTTCGATGCTCCTGAGTTAGATGTAAGTTGCTGAATAGGAACTCTTGCATTGTTAAACTCACCATCTTGCGTGTAAGACCTACCAATAACAGAACCTGTTTGGAAGTAAAGCCTTAGTGCGTCTTCAGGATTGTATGCATTGCCTGTACCCAAATCCACTTCATTGAGTCCATCGGCATCGATGTAAACACCATCAGGAACCACCCTTGAAATAACTTGTTGTAGTTTCAAGTGGGTCATCTGAATCAAATCCGTAAAAGGAATCATTCTTCTAACAAGCGATTCAATCACACCTTTGTACATTCTTGGTGCTACCGCTACATAATTAGGTAGTGCGTGTTGACTTGCAGATTTTGGTCGTACCATATTTTGAGCCAACTCCCATTTCAAAAGGTAGTTCGTGCCCATAACCATTACACCATCATACCAAACATCAATTCTCTTGGAGATTTTTTCAAATCTTCCTTCCTCCATCATTTCAGCAGGTGGATTGAATTGGTCATCTTTTTCAACTACTTTAGAACCACCCGTCTCAAGAATCTTTTTCTTATAGACCATATTCTTAGTGGTCTTGTAGTTGAAGTACATTACAGTGACGGTGTCACGATAAAAAATATCATTCTCATAAAACTGAGCCACATTGTAGTAATCATACCAAGACTGACTGTACTTTGAGATTTCTTCCAAATCCTCATTGGTAAGTGTAGGGTCAATCTTCAATAACTCTATGATTGGCATAGTTTTAATTTCACCCCAATAGAAACAATCTTTGAAGTGAGGGTCTTCTGTATAACTGTATACGATGTTTGCGGGGTCTACATACTTCACCTCAACACCTGCTCCCGGTAGGAACTCGTGCTTGGCTACTGCAATACCCAACGTCATTAAGTCATAATCACATCGCTTTCTAAGGTCGATGTAATGATTCTCTTCAAGAATTGTATTGATGGCTTCCTCTTCTGCAATCTCAATTGCAGGTTTGTAGTTGAGTTGCATATACAATGACAACTCATCATCAGACTTCGGAAGTTCTTCAGGGGGCATAATAAACGGGTCAACCCCTGATTTCTTTTGAATGATTTCAAGGGTATCTTTGGCTACCATCTGACCTTCCATTAGGTCTTGGTATTTGCTTCTCTTAGATTGAGATAATGCGTCTTGTGCGTAGGCTTTTACTTTGAACAACCTATCTGACATACCATTGACTACAATGTCAACAAATTTAGGGATGATAGGAACAGGTGTCCAATCCAAGTTCAAATACGACAAATCACCATCAACAGCAATTTCGTCTTTGTATTTTTTAATGGATTGTTCGCCTCTTGCGTATAGTCTCAATCTATGGAAGTCTCTCCATTGATTGTAATACCTGCATTGGTTTCCATCCTTTTTAAACCATTCGTATTGAATGGCTTGTCCAATCTGCAATCCAAATTCATCTGATGCTTTTTCTGCATCAGAAACGAATTGGCTTGGAAACCCTGCAGATGTAATATTTATTTTTACATCTTTCATCTAACAATTTGACTTAATGTCCCCGCATTAGTATACCTTGCAAAGTTAACTTTTATTTTTGACTCTTTCTTTTCAGGTTGATATAGGTGTTTTTGACACGCCATAATAGCCAATCCCGAACTAATAGAAGCATCAAAACGAGTTCTGTTAGAAATATCAAACTTTGCCCAATCTTCTAATGTCCTTGTGAAAGGCATACTACCCATCTCGGACTCTTCTCTGTAAGTCCCATCAAAATCTATCCCAACATACTTTTCAATGTAAGACTCGATAGCCGCAGCGTGTGCCTGTTTTACATCTTCAGACGAGTTTGGTATTCCCCCTAACTCTCTTTCTGTTTTGGATAGTTTGTTGAATGATTTGTCAGGGCGGTTCAAACAGAATCCTCTGTATCCCCTGTTCTTGAAATGGTATAGCAATCGAGGTTTGTTATTCTCAATCAAAATTGGCATACCGTAAAACACACAAGCCATCAGAACTTCTTCAAAGAAAATCTCTGCAGTTTGCGGTCTTGCGACATACTCTAAAAAAAACTCATTGCTCGGAGCCTCGTCCATATTGAACTTGGTCAATCCGTGTAGTGCGCCATTAGACCCCTTACCGCCCACTGTTCCACTGATGTCATAGGAGTCGCATCCAAATGCGCCAATGTGCTCATTTGCAGGATACCTGATTCCATTCCTAAGTACATACCTGTTCTGTAAGTTTTTGTTTGGAGTCCAACTAACCAAAAATCTTCCACGCCTATCGGGTGACCAAACAACTTCTGTATCCTTGATGCCGTCTTTCCAATGAAAAGAACCACGAGTAAAATAGTGCTCAGGTATAACAGAATCGTTATAATCGATTTGTTGGTAGATTTTTGTCAGGTTAAATAGCGATGCACGGCTCTCATCTCTGAATGCGTGAGACTCGGTTCTTGGAAACTGCCTGTAGTATTCATTCAATGCGTCAGCATCATTCTTCAATGAATCTACTTCAGCCTCCCAATAGTCAATCGCTCCCTGATGGATAAATGCATCATCAATGCCTCTTATGGGGTTATTGGTGGTTTTATGCATCACGGGCATACCGTATCTATCAATGAATCCTTCCATATTCCATTCCATTGGAATGAATAATGAATACAACCCACTCTTCGTTTGACCGTTTGCATTACGATTGGTTGTATCAGAATCGTAGTACATTTTCTTGAAATTATCACCACCCTTGTTCAATGCGTTAGATGTGGAACCCATCATACATTTTCCAATAACCTTACTGCCCAAACGCAAACAGGTTTTTGTGACACGCCAATTGTTAAGAATGTTATTAGGCTTCACCCACTTACCACTCTCATCGTGCGCTAAAAGCAATAGTTTCTCACCATCGTAACTGTTGTCGTCCGTGTTCTTCCAATCAATCGTGGTATCCAAGCCCTCAATAAAGTCCTTGTCCACGTTGTACATATTCTTCTTGGTAATCTTGGATGCGGGAACACGATACGCCAATTCAGTTTTTGGCTTGTCCATACCGTCCATAATTGGCTTGAAGAAAAACGGAAGTCGGTTGTTAATAGGAACAACCTTGTCGGTAAACATCTTCTTGGCATCCGAACCCGTCTTAGACAGTATCCCAACTCTTGCATCTTTTGCAAGGGTTGCGGTATTAACACACTCAGATGATGACATAAAGGAAAATCCTGAACGTCTAATCTTGAGGTAAATCATTCCGTAACTGCGTTTGTCTGCTTTACAGGCTTCCCAAAAAATGTAGAATAATCTGTTGGCTTCACGGTAGTCAGGGTAACCCACATCAATGCTTGTCCATTGAAGGTACATATAGTGTGAGCCTGTGATGTAGGTAGGAACTCCGTTGTTCATAAACCAAGCCCCTTCCTCTCTGTAGTCGAACTCTTGCTCGATATAATCTACCCACCTGTTCTTGAACTCAGTAGGCATCTCATTCCATTGAAAAATAGATTGGATTTTGGTCAGTGGCTTTGGCAACTCTCTTCGTTCCCAATATTGTTCTGTCTTGTCTGAGTGTCTTTGAAGACACTCTTTAGGTGCTTTAGGTAATGCAATCTTTAGTCCTGAGATTTCAATTACCTCATCTATTTCTCCGGTCTTGGAAATAACAACAAAGTCGTACTTGTCATTGTACCCGTACAACCAAGACTTGTTTCTGTTCTTATTGGCAAGTACGTTTTTAGGTACATAATCTTGTACAACTCTGTATAGTTCGTTATTTAGACCTGCGCTCTGCAAAACCTTGTTTTGTATTTACTTTCTCATTTACAACCACTCCATCGTTTAATGCTTCTTTCTCTTCTTCAATCCTTTTGAGGATTTCAAAAGCATCGAATATTGCTAACTTTTTGGTTGCAGCAGCATTCTTTAATCTGTCTGCAGCCAAATCGTCTTCAGGATTAGGTTTGATGATTTCTTCTTTAGCAACCTTAATCAGTTGCTCCACCGCTCTGTGTCCCGCTTCGATTATTTTTTTCTTTATTTCTTTTGAATTCATAACACTAATGTTACTGCGTGGTCAAAAATCCTATACATCAAAGCATCGTCAACTCTAAACTCGTATTCACTTTCAGGTTTGAAAGAAACTATATCTCCAACCTTAACGCCTTGTTTTTCTAACGACTCATTCAATATAGTCATTTTTCCCATTAAAGGCTCGTGAGAAAAAGGCTTGTGGATGTAACTGTCTTCTGCGGGAATAGGTTCAACAAAGCAAAATCTATCATACCCATACCATTCTTCATCGTTCTTGTAGGCAAAGAGTTGGTCGTAGTCAATCAAGAAAATGTTTTCCTTGAGAAAACTCTTACCGCTTTTTCTCCTGCCCTTCATATCGTTGTAGAACTTGAACACATTATGATGTACCAAAATGGTACTCCCCTCTTTAATGGGTCCACTGTAACTCAGTGGTGTGGCAATGACTTTTGCTTCTCGATTCGCAAATCGAAAATCTTCTTCCGAAGTATTTACAACAAAGTCAATACCTGCAATATTCTTTGTGTTGTTGTACCTACTGTCTCCCATTGGAGACACTATGAATTGATTTATAGATTTCATTTCATTTTACGAGCCACACCCAACACACTCTACATATGAGTCCATTGGTCGTACCCCATTCAATTTCATTTTAATGTTGTGAATTTTATCAGCAATATTCAGTTGCTCTTCAAAATCATCAGTTTGTGCTTTCTGCGTTTCTAAGATTTCAAGTTCTTTCTGAAGGTCATCCATAGTTTAAAAGTTTATGTTGTATTCAATAGAAACAGGCATAGTATGTGTGAACTCTTTCCACAACATCACTACGCCTTCATCGTCTTCAATCCAAATTTTTATTGATTCAGTCTCTTCGTAGAATTTGATTAGGTGAATAGTGTGTTTACCACCCAATACTTCTTGACCTACTATATAGTGCATTGCCCCCGACTTATAGTCAGGACCAATGGAAATTTTTCTAATGTCCATTTTATTTTATTTAAAATTACACACCTATCTTGTAGATGAATACATCTGCTGATGGTACGTTACTCCAACCACCTAATACAGTATGAGTATATAGTCCACCTCCATTTACTCCTGAACTGTCTCTCATAATCTCCCAAGTCAACACATCTCCTGCACTTACTTGTATAGGAATGGTCAGTTCATAAGGGAACATAAGACCTGTGCCTGATAAGTCAACACCTTTTGTTCGACTTACTTGAGCACCGTTTAATAATATTCTAAATAAAGTAACCGTTACACCGCCTGAAGAACCTTGTCTCTCAAAGTTACTGTAACCATTAAATAGATAAAGACCTGCTTGATTAAATGTAATGTTTCCAAGAGCGTCTAACTGAACAGGGTCTGAAGGTCCATTTTGTGCAGGACCAAAGGTTACCTGCAATGGTGTATCTAATCCTGCAGGTTCTTGGTTGGTAGTATCCGTTGCTGATAATACTTGAGTTACTCCAAGATTCAGAGTTGATTTAGTATATGCAGAGATAGAATCGATTCGATAGTTCTTGGTGATGTTTGCATCATCGGCATCACTACCAATTAAAATATCTAATCCATTTACACTACTGTCTACGGGGTATGTACTAATTCGTGCCATTCTTCAATTCGTTTATTTCTGCCTTTAGTTCTTGAATTGCTTTTACAAGCACAGGAATAAGTACAGATGGTGCTGCCCAATATTGGTCAGCGTTTGTTTTGTCTACAAGTTTATGTAAGATGTCTTCTACACTGTATTCACTTCTGACAGAGTCCAACTCTTGAGCCACAAATCCCACGTCCTTGTATCCTTTCATTGACTCATCTCTTCTGTCCCAATCCCAACTAACAGGATTCAAGTCCATCAAAAAGTCAACTCCCAATCCTAAAGGTTGGATGTTTGTTTTATCTCTTTGGTCTGATAGTGCGGAGATAACAGGGGTGTTACAACGAAGTGTTGTAACAAATCCATCACCTAACACAACCTCATCATTTCCCAACGCTTTTGCATCCTTACCAAGACAAGTAGTGTTTGATGCGGTTGTCAAACCGTTTCCTGCACCTTTTCCAACTGCAGTGTTGTTCACCCCGCCTACAATATCAAATCCTGCATCATTACCTACGGCAGTATTGTATTCTCCATTTCCTGTTTTAGACAAAGCACCGTATCCCATAGCCACATTGAAACTACCTGTGAAAGAAGCAGCTGTATCTGTCATTGAGAGTCCACCAACGGTGATATTTCCTTCTCCGTTATTTCTCTGTTGAGACTCAAATCCAATAGCGATATTATGAATACCTCCGGATGTTAACTCACGACTCTTATTGCCAATTGCAATGTTTTGTTGTTTTACAGTTATACCAATCAATGCGCTGTTCCAATCTGCTCTTGTTCCAATAGCAATATTGTCGTTATCTCCAACATTATATTCTCCCCCTGATTCTTTTCCTATGGCAATGTTGCGGTCACCGTAAGCATTATCAAGGGCGTTATCTCCTATAGCAATGTTGTCGAATCCACCACTTTGATAATATGCTGCATTACCAATCCCGACATTTCTGTCTACGGACCAATTATTCAAAACACTATAAGGTCGTAATCTATGACCTGCTTGATGCCCAATAAAAGTGTTTAAAGACGCTCCTTGAAAGGTACCTGCTGCTTGTCCGGGTTGTACAGTGAAAGACGAATGCCCAAGTGCGGTGTTATAGGACACACCTATAGCATTACCATTAATTGTATTACTACCTATATTAGAGCCGACAATGGTATTAAAGTTGAATTGCTCTTCAATGCTTTCATCATTAAGAGTATTAGCACCAATTACAGTATTGCTCTGACAGAATGATGCCAAACTAAATCCTGCATTGTATCCAACGCCTACATTGTTTGATTGGTTCTTTAGATTGGTCAATGCATAAGCACCAAGAGCCGTATTGCCACTATTGTTATCGGTACCCGCAACAGTATCAGAAAGACTCCTGAGTGCTGATGAACCGATTGCAGTATTGTACCAAGAAACTTTACCGTTCCAAGCTACACCACCAAACATAGCCTGATGTCCAATAGCAACGCTCTCTCTTGCATTGAATTGGTGGTATTGTGCCTGATAACCAATAACAGTATTCTTAAACCAACTGCTCAAAGCGTTACCACCTGCTTCAACCCCAATAT